GTTTTCCTCATCACCTTTCCTTTTTTCCTTTCATTTTTTTACTGAACCGAAATGAAAGAAAACTTTTCCTTTCTTTTCCACTGTCTAATTTTAGACTACCCCAGAAAATGCACAGTTACTCTGTAACTGTAACGGAAGTTACTCTAATACTATAGACCTCCGTTACACTTTGGTCTGAGTAACTTCCTTTCATTTTCTTTTATGCGTCTTTGGATTCTCATCATCAACCTCTGCCATCATGTCTTCTGTTGTAGTGTACGGCGGCCCTCGCGGGACCAAACGCCGTCGTAAGTTCACGACGCCCTCTTTCCGCCGTACCGCATTCAAACGCTATCGCGGTCCTATCTCACGCGTGCGCGTCACCGGTGGTGCCTCTCGGCGCTACGGCCGCAGCCTTGCGCTGCGCAATCTCCGCACCGGCGGACTCTTGGGGATCGAGAAGAAATTTCTCGACATCCCGCTCACGCCTACTGCCTTGGTTTCCCCAACTGATATGAGCGGCGGTGAATTACCACCTTCATCTATTGTCACTGGGTGCTATTCAGCGCCTGCGCAAGGAGACGGCCCTACTAATCGTGATGGAAACAAGATCGTCATCACCGAATACTCCTTCAAAGGAACTATCTTTGTCAATTCCCAAACCAATCAAACTGATTGCGACATCGCCGCATTTGTATTTCTTGCTGTCATTCAAGACACGCAAACAAATGGCGCTCAACTCAACAGCGAAGATGTTTGGGCCAACCCTACCGCTAATGCCACCGCGTGCACGAATCCGTTCCGGAATATGAGCTACACGCGCCGCTTCCGCGTCCTCGCCATGAAACGCGTTGTACTGCGCATCCCCACAATCACTTGGGATGGCACAAACTTGGAACAATTTGGATTCAACACTCCCATCGATCTGCAATGGCGTGGAAAGATGCCGGTGACGTTCACTACCGGAAGCACTACTGCGGATATCGCCAATGTCACCGACAACAGCATCCAATTAGTTGGATTCACCAACAGCGTAACATTGGCACCACAGATCCTTGGAAACACGCGCATTCGCTTCTATGGGTGAGCTACGCCCACCTAAACCGTGCCGGGGCCTACTACCTAAAAGCTACGCCTTCTAAACCAGCCTAGGGCCTCTCGGCCCTTCGGCTGGAATCTCAATCTTTGAAGTAAAGTGGGTTTTTATGGGTCTGACTTTATCCCAGATGGCGTTTTATTTTACACTCCCACATTTAATTTACCGTCAGACCTCGGAAGATCGATGTTTTTTTAGGTTGTTCCGATCTTCCGCCTTGTTTTTTAAAAAAATTCAATTGTTTTTCTTATCTACAACGTCCCACATCCCAAAACCACGAGGGGAAAAAGAGATGTGGGCTGATAGGGATCTCACAGCGCTCGGCCACCGCCAAGGACGCTCCAGTCACAGCGCGCCTCAAAGAAGATGTCAATACTGTCACCAAATTCCACTGCGCGAACTAACTTACGTGCTTCTGTCATAGGTGCTTCCCATTCCCAATACTCTGTCACACGGCGTGCCAATGCTCGGAAGTGAGCGACCGACATCGCGTTCCGCTTGCGTTTCCCGCTCCCATCCTCCCAATCGAACCATTCTGCAGGACTGCAGTTAGATGTCAGCACAATCGTGTCCGGATTCCATTCTGTAAATCCTCCCTTCACGGGCACACGGAAGACATAGCGATCAATCAATTGCAAGAACAGCGATAACGGCAGATCACATGCTGTCACTTCATCGATGATCACTGTCTTCTGTCCGACGTAACCGTCAAACCAGCTCCCATCTGCTGTCTTCCAATGCCAGTCTTCGCCACCAATCTGGATAGCGCTCCGCGTCTTCCCGCAGCCAGTTGGGCCCTTCATAACGACGACTTGTCGTTTCGTAGAACGCTGTAAGCAGGGACGCATCGAACACAATTTCTGAAAGCCTGCTCCATATTTGAGTACCATCTCCGGGCGGGATGCGACGACCGCCCGCAAATCCTTTTTTGGATCCAGTACATCTGCAGCAAATTCAGCAAGATCATTGCGTTTTCCTTGTCCACCTGCTTTGATATTGCCCACATAGTGCGGTCCGCTCACCCGCGTGTCCTCCTTCGTGCAATATCCAATGCAATACGCAGCATTCTGCACAGCAGCCTCAATATGCGCAAGCGGTAGCTTTGTCTTCACCTGCAGCATGCTCACCGCCCGCTTGCATTCAATGTAGCATTGATAATGCACCGTTCCTTCCGTGCGCGTTGCGCCCGTGTTATCTGTCACCACACCGTGTCCGCGCTCTCGCTGAAACACCGCTCCGCGCAGCCACTCAATCTGCTCAAGCAGAGACTTGAAGTCCTCATCACAGCCAGAAGGATTGTTCAATGTTATCATCCAGCGGCGAAACATCCGCGGCTTGCGCGGTCCATAGACTACGCTTACGCCTCCGCCATGTGCCGCTGCAGCCGCCGCTTGCGCCGCTGTCATAGTAGCCGGGCTTCGGGTTACTTCCTCGTCCCCCTCTTCCCCGTCTTCGCACGGTACGCCCGGCACATCATCATCGTCCACCACGATGTCATTCTCAGCGTTGTCGCTGTCTTCATCACGCTCCCGATGCGGAATCATCGCATCCGGTCGCCCAATCATCGCCATGCATGCGTTGTACTCGTCGCTGTCGAATTCCTCTTCCAGCTCCTCCGGCGGCAGCGTATCCAACTCCTGCGACTGATGCAGAGTGTCCATCTTTGAAGGAGAGAAGAAAAAAAATGAATTCCTTTGGTTTTTTTTTCATTCATTTCTGCCACTAGGCAGTTTTTGGGCCAAAATAAATTTCATGCCAGCCTGTTCATATTAGCACCATTAAATGCGCAATGTGCGATAACCCTACCGGCGCGCTGTTCCCACCAGCCGGGGATCAACCCCCGCAGAGAAAACTCACTTCGACTGTTTCCTCATCTCCGTTCGTTTTTTCCTTTCTTTTTTTTACTGAACCGAAATGCAAGAAAACTTTTTCTTTCATTTTCACTGTCTAATTCTAACTCACTGAAACGTGAAACGAAGTTGCCTGTAATACTATGAACCTCGTTTCACTCGGTTCCAGGCAACTTCCTTCCTTTCATTTTCTTCTTGCTCTCTCTCGATGTCGCAAATGGTTGTATATTCTGCTGCGCGCGGGGTCAAACGTAAACAAGGACCCCGCCGCTACCGCTTCGGACGAAATCCATTGTATGGACGACGGCGCATAAGCACCGCACGCTACGCTACCGCTCGCCGTGCCACACGCTACGGCCACAGCCTCGCAATGCGCAATTTGCGCACTGGTGGTCTGCTTGGCATCGAGAAGAAATTTCTCGACTGCAATTTGTCAAGCACTGCCTTCGCCGCGCCTACTAACGCTACGGGAGGAGAATTTCCTCCCACCGCCGGATCTACCGGGTGCTATTCAGCGCCTGCTCAAGGAGACGGCCCTACTAACCGCGACGGAAACAAGATCGTCATCGTCCAAATGGACTGGAAAGGAACTATCAGCTGCGCTTCACAAGCCGATCAAACCGCCGCAGACATCACTACGTTCGTACTGCTTGCTATGGTGCAGGACACGCAAACTAACGGAGCACAGCTCAACTCGGAAGACGTATTCAGTAATCCTGCTGCTGGCGCATCTACTGCTACTGACGTATTCCGCAATATGAGCTACACACGCCGCTTCCGCATCTTGGCTATGACACGCAAGAAACTGTCGATGCCTACACTCACGTGGGATGGAACCAACATTGAACAAACTGGATTCCACTTGCCCATCTCTCTCAGCTGGCGTGGAAAGATCCCGGTCACATTCACAACTGCATCGACAACAGCCGACATCGCCAATGTCACGGACAACAGCATCCAGCTCGTCGGCTTCTGCACTAACACATCCCTCGCGCCGCTGCTCTCGGGAAACATGCGCATGCGCTTCTATGGGTGAGCTACGCCCACCTAAACCGTGCCGGGGCCTACTACCTAAAAGCTACGCCCGTTCTAAACCAGCCTAGGGCCTCTCGGCCCTTCGGCTGGAATCTCAATTCTTGAAGTAAAGTTGACTTTTGGTCTGACTTTGTCCCAGACGGCGATTTTTATTTTACACTCCACTTTTTTTTAGTTTACCGTCAGACCTCGGAAGATCGATGTTTTTTTAGATTGTTCCGATCTTCCGCTATGTTTTTTAAAAAATTCAATTGTTTTTCTTTCTTTCTACACGTCCCACATCCCAAAACCACGAGGGGAAAAAGAGATGTGGGCTGATAGGGATCTCTCACATGCCTCGGCCACCGCCGAGTACACTCCAGTCACAGCGCGCCTCAAAGAATATGTCAATACTATCACCAAATTCCACTGCGCGTACTAACTTACGTGGTTGCGTCATCGGCGCTTCCCATTCCCAATACTCTGTCACACGGCGTGCCAATGCTCGGAAGTGAGCGACCGACATAGCGTTCCGCTTGCGTTTCCCGCTCCCATCCTCCCAATCGAACCATTCTGCAGGACTGCAGTTAGATGTCACCACAATCGTGTCCGGATTCCATTCTGTAAATCCTCCCTTCACGGGCACACGGAAGACATAGCGATCAATCAATTGCAGAAACAGCGAAAGAGGCAGATCACACGCTGTCACTTCATCAATGATCACTGTTTTTTGTCCGATGTAACCATCAAACCAGCTCCCATCGGCTGTCTTCCAATGCCAGTCTTCGCCACCAATCTGGATAGCGCTCCGCGTCTTCCCGCAGCCAGTTGGGCCCTTCATAACGACGACTTGTCGTTTGGTAGAACGCTGTAAGCAGGGACGCATCGAACACAATTTCTGAAAGCCTGCTCCATACTTGAGTACCATCTCCGGGCGGGATGCGACCACCGCCCGCAAATCCTTTTTTGGATCCAGTACATCTGCAGCAAATTCAGCAAGATCATTGCGTTTTCCTTGTCCACCTGCTTTGATATTGCCCACATAGTGCGGTCCGCTCCCCCGCGTGTCCTC